GGAATCCACCTGTACCAGTTTCAGCGCGAAGATCGGCTGACTGACGTGGGTGTAGGTATGCAGCATATAGTTCACCCATACGAGGCAATGCCTTGTTTGTGCGTAGTGATACAACAGCGTTACGGATATCCGCAACTGTCATTGTGTCTACTGGTAGAACTGTTGCTGATGATGTTGGAGCAGTTCCTGATGGACCGTTTGAGTAGATCACGTTAGTTCCTGCTGAGAGGACCTGACCTACAACGTTGTCAATAGAATCTGCTGCGTTGTACGCGATGATGTCAGCAAGTGCTGAATCAACGTCGTTGAATGAAGTTAGGTTTAACTTCTTTGTTGTTGTAACTGCTGAACCGTATTCGTTCAGTGTTACTGTAACCTGTGATGGGTTACCTAGTGCAATGCTTGATACATCTGAAGTTTCTGTCAATGTAGAAGTAGCTTGTGCCAAATCTGAATAGATTGAGAAAACAACTGATGATCCTGGCATTGCCTGTTGTACTGGCTTAACATCTGCAAGTGAGCGCATAACAGGAATGGAGCGAAGCGCCATTCTTACATACTGATCGTATGCTGCCTGCACAAGTGCGGTGATGTTACCAGTACTGGTAGGGGTACCTTGTGGGGTTGCCATTGTGGTTTAGCCTTTCTTGTTTAGGATCGGATTAGAGTCCAGACAACCTAATAACTTCGTCCAGTTCTTCTTTGCTGTTAGCGTTCATAAGTTTTTGCATAATGTCTCCATTGTGTTCTGGTGATACACCAGAGTCTGCGGAGTTTGTCATACGCTTGTATGCTGCAGCATCGTTTGGATTTACGTTAGGTGTTGCCTGGGTCTGGCTTGTTTCAATACCGAATACATCGGCATAATCTTCAAGCCATTTAGATACAGACTCTTCAGTTGGGTCTATATCCTGTGGGATAAATGAAGCAATTTTGCTGTTTACCCCGCGAGCTGCGAGGGCATCCTTTATTGCTCTTTCGCGTTGGGCCTTATTCAAAGACTCAAACTGAGCCTTAAGCTCATTTAGTTCTTTGTCTTTTGCTTTAGACGCTTTGCGTAGTTGCTTTACTAGATCGTTTGATGAGTCATCATTTGTGAACTCGTCATCATCCTCGTAGTCGTAATTGGACATAGTGGTCCTTCTCCCTATTAGTTGTTGGCGCAGGCCTCATATTCGTTTGGGGAAACGGTATGGCTCCTACTCCTGGTCTTGTTATCGCTCCACTAGGCCAGTCGTTCTAGTGGCAGGCTTTATAGTACTCCGGCTCTATCTCGTGCTATTGCACCGCTACCGGCACGTCCGCTAAATGCGGCAGTCTCTAGTTGCGTTAATTTCCTACGTTGCTTTGCAGCCTCTGTTGAACCAGCAAGTCCGAAGACTTCAGTCTCTGCAGTTTGCTGTGTGTATGGTGATTCACCATAGATTGCTGCTAGTTGTCCACCACGTGGAGCAACCTCTGCAACTGTCTGGAATCCTTGCTGTGCTTGTTGCTTAGTAATACCTGCAGCGGCAAGTTCCTCTGCACGAGTCATACCAGTCCTGAGTCCTGCTTGCGTAGCAGCTCCACCGATTTCAGCAGCTGTCACCTTGCGCTTGATATTCTCGATAGCGTTCTTAGGATCAAGCGTATACGCCAATATGTCAGCATTTGTAATATCAGGATAAAATTCCTTAAGCGCTGCAGCAACTTCTGGGTTAGCATTTAGAACACGCTTCTGTGCAGTTGTAATGCGATCTTCTAATTCCATTGGAGATACGTCTCCTTCTAAGAATTTTTCAAATCCTTCTTGCTTACCTAATTCGCCCTTTGTGTAATAGGTCTCAGGTAATCCGTAACGCATCATTACATTTTGATATTGATCTTCTAAGGCAACGTATTCATCTTCACGTAGAGCACGCAATCCTTTAGCAATGCGTTGAGCATTTGCAGAAAAACGCTTCTTGTAAGCATCTGATTCACGTAGCTTAATAGTAAATTCTGCAGGTGATGCACCTGATGTAATAAGACCCTTAAGTGGTTCTACAAGTGCTTCAAGGCCAAATATCTTAAACTGTGAATAAAGCAAGTCATAGGCTGATTGACGTTCACCTTGCGCTCTGGCATTTGCAGCATCGGCTGCAATTTGTTCTGGAGTTTTTAGTCCAGCAGTTGCTGTAGATCCAGTGAAGTTTGTTGAACCGCCACCGCCACCGCCACCGCCACCGCCGCCACCGCCACCGCCACCTGATGAGTCAGTTACATATTTGTATTTGCGCCAAGTGCCACCGAAGTTAGCCCAGTACATTCCTGGACCTGGATCTTCACTTGGCATTGGATTATCTGGGTTTAGTCCAGCCTGAGTTTTTTCACGTTCAGCAGCAATGCGAGCAGTGCGCTCTGCAGATGTTTCTTTTGTAGCAGTAGACTTTCCAATATCTCTACCTAGCGCAGCCTCAAGAGATGTTTGAAATTTTGGCGCTGACGCTGCTGTTGGCGCTAATGCTCTCTTTGCTGCTGCTTGGCTTTGCTCATCTACATTTGAAAAAGATGCAGGAGTTCTAGCGCCATCTGGCATATCTCTATCTTTGCGTGCCATCTTTACCCCTGGAATCCAAAGTCACGAAGGACTTTAAGTGCTGCGTTAGAAACTGACTCTCTTGCTCTATCTGTGTACTGCCAACGAGAATCTTGACGTAATTGCTTACGCATATCTGCAAGGCTTGTATTAGATGATAAAGCATTTTGAATAAATGAATCAGTAACATCAATAGATGTGTAAGGAATTTCTAGTTCATCTGCCATTGTTGCTCGATATGGGCTAATAATGTCGGTTAAATCGCTGCCCTGGTCAATTAACTTCTTTGCCCACTCAGGCACTGCAGCTTTAGCGTAGTTACGAATCTTCTGGTTGAAGTCCTCAATGGATGCGCCAGTCTGGAGTTCTTTGATAACCTGGTCAATGGTGTCAAAGCCAAGAACCTTTGGAAGCAAAGTAGATGAAATACCATTAGCCGTTGCAATTCTTAGTAAATCGTTATAGAAGCCAGCCTGTGTACCACCAGTTTTTCCTGGTTCAAACTTAGCACCAGATAGCGCTTCATCAAGAATAGTTGTTTCATCAATACCACGGATATAGTAGTCTTCAAGTTGCTGATCTGTAAGAGTTGAACCTTGTTGTTTTAGATTTCTCTTAACACCAATAAGCCAGCTCTTAAGACCTTCTTTGTATAGGTCGGAGTTTTCAAGTTTAGTTACATAGCGACTGCGAGCATCTGAATCTAACTTACCAAACTTACTCTTGAAAAGCGCTTCAACTGCAGCGGTTTTATTTGTCTTGTAAAGTTCAAAGATTTTCCTAAGTTCTTCACCATATGTAGGATCATTAAGTAGCGCCTCACCAATACCTAGGTTAGTTGCTATTTTAAGACCACTAGCAATTTCTGCATTAGACACAGGAGCATTAACTGGACGACCATTGGGGTATTTGGTATCAAATGCTTCTTTTGCACGAGCACGCTCTACACCTGTTAACTTATTTAAAGCAGCTAATTCTGTATCATACTGGGTTTGTTCAGCTGTGTTAGCCATTACTTACCTCCCAGTGTCTGAAATAACCAGCCTGTGAAATCAACACGCTCCTTGCGTGCAACTTCTTCTGGCGTTGCCTTACGAATTGCTTTTTCTGCTGTAGCAGCAATTTGATCTTTTGAGAAACCTGGAGTCTGTACAGTCTGAATCTCTAGCTTACCAGTCTTAGGGTTTGTAACCTTCTTTGTTGTAGACAAAGTGCCGGTTGAAATCATATTGTCAAGAGACTTCTTAAGGTCCTTGTACCATTTTGCAGATTGATCTTCTGGAGTGATGTCCTGTCCACGAAGTGTTTGAGAAACCTCGTTTAGCATCTCAATTTTGTCTGCTTCTGTGTACTGATAGATGTTGCGACTAGGCAGGCCTGGCGTAGTTCCAGATGCAGGTTGTTGGTTTTCAACAAGGAAATCACGCAAGGTAAGTTCTGGGCGACCAGAACGTGCTTTTTCTACAGCAAGTTCTTGGTTTACTTGAATGTAAACATCGCCTAATCTTTTATTATATTTACTACTTGGTGTTACTTTGTATCCAGCAGCTTTTAGCAACTTTGATATTGCAAGACGATCTTGTGGAGAGGTCTCAATTAAGTCACTAATGTACGGATCCATTGCTACATTGTTTCCTGTAGCTCCTTCTTTCCCCTTAAATCCACCGTATGCACCTGAATTGGAGATGATGCCACCACTAGCAGGAATAGCTGTGTTCTTCCAGTTATTCCAAAATGCGCCTTCTGCCACTGTTATCTCCCGTTAGTCTCTAATTAATTTTGAGAACAGAGCAAAGTAAGCATCTTCTGCGTTACGGTTTGTCTGCGACAAACGCTCTAGTTCCTGCTTTGCACGTTGCTTTAATAGATCTTTGTAGTTCTTAGCAGATGCACCATTACCAAAAATGGAGTCACGTGCATTGATATAATCATTGTATGTATTTAACATACCTTCGATTGGTTGACGAATTGCTGGATCGAGCTTTACCTTTGGATCTGCAAGCATAACTGTTAAATCAGATACAGCCTGATTGCGCTCAATAGCTCTTTCAGCGCCACGTCCTAGTTCTACCTGTAGGTTAGGGCGTGCCTTCTTGAACTGCTTAGCCCAAGTATCCCATTGGCCCTGGAGTTGACGCTTGGAGTAATCGCTATATGTATTAGCCATCTCTTCGTCAAATTGATCTTGTTGATCGTAATAGAAAGCCTCGTCGTAAGATGTATTTACTTCACGTAAGTAATCTTCTACAAGCTTTGATCTCTTAAGTCCCATATTTATTAGCAACTTATAGGCGTTGAAATCGAATTCTCCCACCTTTGGGATAAAGAATGATGCAGCTTCTGGGTACTTATCAAGCAATGGCTTGTTCTTATTGATCCACCCAAGTGCCTGATTGTTAGAGCTAATGATAGCTGTAACTGTACTCTCAGACTCAGATACTGTGTATGGCATCTCTTTAGGGAATAGACGGATCCATTCCTCCATAGCCTTATCGTAGCTGCCTGTCTTTTCAACTAAGTTGTTGAAAGTTTGTTTTAGGTTTGTCTCACCATTTTGGCGAACCCACTGAGCAACATCTGACTTTAGAGTTGTTTGAGGTGAAGCTGGCACGTAGAATCCAAGAATAAAGCGAAGAGTCAATGCAGTAAAGGTTGAAGTCTGTAACTTATCCTTGTAGTCCTCAAGCTCACCAGCAGTAATGTCAATTTCTTGCCCTGTTACTGGGTCAATCTTTGGCTTTAGACCGTGACCTGTTGCCTCTAGGTATGCAGCAGCTTTACGAGCTGCAGATGCGTACTGAGAATTACGCTCATTCTTGTCTAATGTTGCCAGCAAGCGTGTAACGTGTGCTGGCATTACAGCATTAATCATAGGTTGATCTTCTGAGTACTGACCAAGCAATACTCTTTCGAGTCCATCAATTGCTGGGATAAGATTAAAGATAGCCTTTAGAGATATAGCAGATAATGGGCCAGCAAATGTTGGGAACAGTGAGTCTGGGTTGGTAGATGGTGTAATCATCTTCAACTTAGCACTAAATTCAACTGGCATTGGAGCCTTGATTGCTTCTTCTTGACCGAAAGCCTGCATAACATTACCCATAGCCTGGTACATAGCAGTTGTTCCTGGGTAGAAGAAGTATTGTTCTCCGCTATCGTCTGTCTGTACGAAGCCAGAGTGTGAAATTCCATCGTATGTCAATGACGCACGAGTGATTGCCTCTGGGTTATATCGAACTATGCGATAAAAACGGCGATAAAAGTCTTCGGTTGCACGATAAAAACGTGCAAAGTTACGAGCAGACATAGCAAGCTGGCTTCGCACAGCTGGATTATCAACAAATGCTAACGCTGTTTCCTTTGCTAGATCCTCTGCAGTGTCGTTAATGTGACGCTTAGCTGCAGCGTAGGCCTTTTCATAGGCTTCATCTGTCTTACCAGCGGTAAAGTTATCAATAACCTTCTTGCTGTATCCAGATGAGTCTAGTTGCTTGCGGTAACGGATGAGTTCATTAATAACAATAGGCTCACGAGTCCAACGAGCATTAGCCTCGCCCATTGCATCCCAGCCCTTATCCCAGATAGATGCAGCAAAGTTATCTCCTGCAGATACTGGTACAAGTGTTGGGCCTGAAATAAAGGTAGGTGCTAGTTCTGGGTTATTAGGCAAGTCAGAAATGCGTAGTTTATTGGCAGATACTCTTACATAACCATCTGGATCTGTGAATACAACTCTATTCCAAAGGTCATCATTTAGACTTCCATCTGCCTTTGAGAACAAAGTACGAACTGCAAGGTATGCACGCTGTGCGTGAATTGCCTCATCGCCACCCTTGAAGTAAAGTTGGAAACTATCACGATCACGCTGTGGCATATTCTTTAGATACTTAAACATTTCTGCAATTGCAGTTTCTTCATCATCTAAATGCTTAACAGCAATTCGACCTAGTTCATCATTGGTCATTACACCAATTTGAAATAGCCAACTAACCTTTGCTGTTTCATTAGCGACAGGGTTAAAGTTAGTAAAAGACTTATCTCCAACTGAACGCTTGTAAGACTTGCCATCAATAGTAATGGGTGCCATCTTACCGAAGCGGGTTACATCAGATGCAACGTTTTGATAGCGTCCACCACCGCGAACACCATTCTTTGCACCTTCTGTTACATCTGCAAGAAGGTTGTCTAGGTTTCCATACTTTGCTACGTCTGCAAGAATCTCATCTGATTCTGGATCTAGTTTGTATGCAAGCTTACGACGAAGAACAGCTTGTGCATAAATTGCACGGACTTCATCTTCATTTGCAGCATTAGAAACTTTAACAGCGAATTCTTGTAATTCATCTGCTAGTAAGAATTTATTAATTGCACCAAGTTCACCGGCTTCTGAGTTTAAGAAAACTGTGTCCTTAAATTTATCTAATGCGCTTTTGGCTGTACCGTCTGGATTAAGCGCACCTGCGCCCTTACCCACACGTATACGTGTAGACCAAAGCTTTCCCTTTACTATGTCTAAAGGATTACGGCCACGTGCCAAGAAGAACATAGAGTCTTCGATAGCATTACGCATAGCAAAGCGTGGACCAGCAAGAGTCAAGAATGACCAAGTAGATGTAATTTGGTCAACAATGTTCTTGTGTGATACTCCAATAATTCTAGATGCTAAACCCTGACGAGCAGTAAGACGATCTAGTTCAACAACCGATGGGATAACCATAGATGTTGAAAGCTGGTATGGAAATAGAGCTACTTGCTCTCCAGCAAACTCTGCTGGATTTCCAACTCGTTTACCGTCTACAACAATATCTGCAGCGTAGCGCTTCTCTAAACCTTTACCTGCAAACTCATCCATAAATGACCTGCCAGGATCACCCTTGCGTACGCCACGTGATGAAAAGATTGTGTTCCACAAACCTTTAGTAATTTGCATACGCTGACCTTCGTCACCTGCTGCAAATGTCTCAGCAATAATTCTGCTGTGATAGCGAGAGTTTGTTAAACGTGCTGTGCGGTAGATTTCATCTACAGCATTAGGGGCCATTACATCAAACACTGTTGATGTTGCGTTAGGTACTTTTGTAAACTTACGAGTAAAACGATCAATACGACCCTGGATCTGGTTGTCCGTAAAACGCACAACACCATCTGGACCCTTGATACGTCCTACTTTGTTTTCTAAAGCTGCAATATCTTCAGAGCGGGTAGTAATACCAGTTAAGATATCTTCAAATTCTGGAGCAGTTCCATACAAAGCACGGACTAATTTTTGCCCAACTTTGTCTATATTAAGAACTTTATTTCCAGTAGTAAGTGCAGCAACGCGAGCTTGACGACCTAGCGTTAGGCGTGGAATCAGCGGTGTCTCACGAGCTGCTTGACCCTTAAGGATACCTTGCACATCTACGCTGTTCTGAAAATAAGCTTTTGCAGTGTCGGCATCTTTTACGCCAGCCTTGACGAACTCATCAATTGCAGCTGGGCCAAATTCTGGAGCAATACGACGAAGTGTCTCATTCGTTGCAACGGCTGCCTTTACATCCTTTGCTTTACGTGCCTTACCTAATCTTTCAAGTTCTGGTCCGTATGAGTTAAAAAAGTTTACAACCTTTGGGTTATTAAAAGCAGCATCTAACTTCTTTGGATCTCCAGCAATCTTAATGATTGCATAGTTAGCAGCATCGTATGCTTTTTTAGCTTTTCCAAGTGCAAGGGTAGGGTCTGCAAAAATGCGGTATGTAGCATCTGCGGTTCCGGAGATTCCTTTGTATAGAAATCCTGTACCTTCTAAGAATCCAGGAAGAATTGCATTAGCAAGTTGACGACCTGGAGAGTACTTAGATGCAGCAACTGCATCATATACGTTTTGCCATACAGGATCTTGCCCCTTTGCAGCTAAAGCTGCAATTTTCTTTTCAGCCTCGGTACCTGTAGCAATAAAATCGCTAAGAGACTTACCCATTGTGGCTTGTTGCGCCATAGAAACATATGTACTGCCGTACTTTTTCTTTGCAGCTTCTAGTCGGCCTTCGTTGTATACAAGCTCGCCGTTGTCATTTGATTTTTTCCAAGCATCAGTTAAGACGTTCCAGTTTTTAGGCAAGTAGTATTCTGCGCTACCTAGTGGAATTTTCTCGTTAGCAATAACTGCTGCACGATATGCACGTGTAGTAAGATCTGAAATTTCTGTTAGGCCGCCAATAATTGCGCCACCTGTATAGTGCCAAGCGGTGCCAAGAACGCTACGCTTTTTATCCTCTGGTGGTTCTGTTCCAAATGTTGCAGTCAAAGATTGCTGTTGATCTGCTGGCAGTGACTGAAATCTAACTCGAGCCTCAGATGCAGGCATATCGAGTAAACTCTTATGTGCGTTTAATGCTTTTGATAACGAATCAATCTTTGCTTTTTCGGCAGGATTAAGACCCGCTTGCATCGCAGCAAGTTGTAGGTTTCTATCTGCCATTACATACCTCTAGCAAGCATATCCTGATACAAAATTGCAATCTCGCCTGATTCATCATATGGCAACATCTTAGCCAATGTATCGGAATACTTTTCAATCATTTCAGGACGCATCATCATTGCATTAGATCCTGGTCCTGCGCCCACATCAATTCCAGAAGTTATAGGTTCCTCTGGACGCTGTGATGGTGAAAATAATTCTGTTACTGGTTCCTGTGTTGCTGCTTCGCGTACATCTCCTGCACGAGCAGGACGTACATCAGCAGTTTTGGATAGCGGAGCACCTGACTTAATAGCCTGTGTCTCAACGCCTTCACCGTATGCTGTGGAACCCATTTCCAACTTATCTGTACGTGTAGAGAACTTGCCTGGACCTGCTGGTCCTGCCAGTGGATTCATCATACTCACTGTTGGTCCTCCTCTAATTTTTCTAAATCTGCTGCCATATCTTCCCAAGCCCTGTTGGTTTGAGTAAGATGATTTGAATGATAAATTGCTAACTCCATTAGTTCACCTGTTAAGGTTTCTATTGATGAAGCTATGTTATGTATAAAGCCTACGCCTACTACGACAAGATCGAGCAAGCGTACTGGACGAGGAATATAGTTATCATCTTTCATCGCCCAGTACACCTCTCATTAAAAAGTTATTACCCTTTTTTGACTGCGTTGCCGCGTCGTCCTGCTGGCATCATTGATGGTACTACCTTGCCTGGTCCTGCTGGCTTGGAGGTATCCTTCTTGCCTTCAACTGGCTTTGACATTGGTGCTGCTGCACGTGATCCTTGGTTCATATTACACCTCCTCTGATTATGCTGCGCCGGTGATACCAGCTAGTAGTTGGGCTATATCGGGACGTTGACCAGCAGCAGGGGCCATACCACCTTGTTCTTGTGGAGGTTGCGCTGAGGCTGGGGCGGGGGCCGCTCCTGCTGCTGGAAGTTGTTGTTCCATACCTGGTGCCATAGGTAGCATCTCTGGGGCTGGAGGTGGTGGTTCTGGTGTAAATGCTTTTTCGATTGTGCTTTCTAGCGATTGGCCCTTTTGCCGACCTTGGATAACAGACGCAATGCGGGTGATAATCTCACTAGGGTCTTGGCCTTGCGCTGCAAGGGCCGGAATGGCTTGAGCATACTGAGCAACAGCCACGCGCAAAGAATCGCGCATTTCTTCGATATCAACACGTTGTTCCTCCTGCGTAACATTCAAGTCCATTGGAATCTCACGACGTACATAGTCACGAGATACGAGCTTGTCTGAACGCATTTGTAGTAAAGCAATGATGGCACGGTTTGGATCCATACCAGACATAATTCCGTAGCGTACATCTACGCCGTACTCACCCTTGATGTCACGAGATGGTGTGTACTTTAGAACGTAAGGTGTTCCATCATCTGAACCCTTGATGGTTTTTGGAATACCACCAAAGATTTTTTCATCTGCTTCAAAGCAAACAGAGATAAGTTCTTGGAACATACGAGCAAACTGTGCTTGAGCTGCCTTGATCTGTGTATCAAAACCAGCCTGTAGTGCTTGCACACCACGACCTGTTACAACCGATGCGTCAATGTTGCCTGAACGAGATTCAGGGTAACGAGCACCAAGGCGTAGTTCACGCTCTAGTACACCAGACTCTGCAAAGATACCTGGTGGTAAATCTAATGGAACGCGACGAATACCTTGTGGGTTAGCAGAACGCATAATTGAATCTGGACCAAGAGCAAGTTCTTGCACATCCTGTGGGATAGCAATAGGTGCTTGGATAGATTTTTCTGCTGCTTGGATTTGCAATACTGCAAAGCGAGCACGAGCTAACTGAACTGATAGAACATCATCAAACTGTCCACGTGCCTCACCGTCAAGTGAAGAACGCATTACGACAGAACCCATTGGCTTACCTAGTACGTTAGGTGTACGAGATAGAACAAGGTTCTTACGCTCTGGTAAATAGAGCAGATCCTGATCTTTGTCGTGGTACTTGACCATTGAGATATAAGGAGAAGAAAGAGCGTACTGGTTTTTGCCTAGAATTAAATCGTAATATTCTGGATATTGTGAAGCAAGTGTCTCTGCATCGGTAACAATAACCTGAGTAACAGATAACATACGACCATAACGATCTAACTCTGGGTATGTACCAAATGGATTGAGCATACGGATACGAGGGTTGTTGTCCTCAAAGTCCATCTCAACCATAGCAATACCAAGACCGTATGTGTTATACCAGTCTGCTGCTGTGTACATCTGCAGTTGTAGGTCAGAGTTTGTTACATAAAAGTTTGCAATACGAGTTCTAGTATCTGCAGCTTTGCGTGCTGCATCTGAAACCATATTGGTTGCTGAGCAGTTAAAGGATGGCAGTGGTGCCATTGCTTCTGCTAAGTCACGTGCTGCTACGTCAATGAAGTTTGCAACCAGAGGCTTTGGATATTCCTCTGAAAACATTGCAGGGTATACTTTAGAGATATCTCCCTGACGCACCGAAAGCACATCACGCATACGTTGATCTCGCGCTGATGAGCGAGTACGTAAGCGTGCTAGCTTAGCGTCAACTTCTTTGACTGATAACAATGTGGAGTCCTTACTTCTTGTATACGTCTGCGCCGTATTTTTTCTTTAGAATCTTAAGCATTGCTGCATCTTGTGGAGTCATCTTTGGTATTAACTTTGATGTATCAAAAGTTTTTGCTACTGACCCTTTAGCTGCTGGCTTCTTTGCTGCTGGCATTTTATCTCCTTAGATGAATGTGCGATCTTTTTCTGCGAGCAGTTCATCTATGTTGACAACTGTTCGTTTGCCTACCTCGAAACGAGATAGAAAAGGATTCTTCATATGATGAGTCTTGTGTAAACCCTGGTTAAGCATCTCGCGTGCTCTGATCTCACAGAACCACAGAGCCATCACCATATCGGTCTTACCCTTAGTAGTAGGTGACCACGTAATCAGCTGTTCAATTAATGCCTTAACGTTTTCAGTTTGGTCACTAGGTAAGTGAATAAGGTTGTCGCGATGGTGTTTTCCGTCAAACTGTTTTGTGCCGAACAAGGTGGACATAGAAGCAACACCGAAACCGGAGTCCCACTTGTTGTTTCCAGTATGGTGTTCTCGCAGTAGCACACCCCGTGAGGCAAGGTTTTGGCGGATGCCCTCATCTTGCGTAAGGAATGATTGAAAAGCATTTTTTTCTACTATCCACTCACTGGGCTGGTACAGGGAAGTCCAGTCAAAGATTAGTTGGCGTATCGCAGCAGGCGTTGGCCTAGTGATCTTAATAGCATCAACGATATAGCGTTTGTGTGTAACCCTATCAACAGCGTAACAAACGACGGCTGTATCACCAACCATAGCGGGATCAAGACCACAAATAAAAGAAAAGCCATTAACATCACGCGGATGGCCTGGGTTACCAGGAACCAAACGACCTGCTTTACGCATACCATCTATAGAACCTCGCACACATACCGGATCAAAGATGGCATCATCTGAGATATCTTGTTGTTGATACACCAAAGCCCAGGTACTTGCATCCATAGCTTGGCGTTCATTGTAAAGGTTGCGACCATTCCATCTAGGGTAGAGGCCGTCTTCGTTCTTATCAGATTCCATCTGACCATCAAAGGGAGCATCGCTAGCAGGCCAAAGGGTTTCCCATTTGTCAGGGTCTTCGTGCGTAGTCAAAAGCGCTGGCATAGCCAAGTACTTCCACGGGACCAATCCACCAGGGTAGCGGTCTTCGTTACGCAGCTCGCGGTATAGGTCCATAGCTGAAACTCTGGTACCAATTACTACAAGTTTGCCCGTAGGGTTCAAACGAGATCGTACGTCCTGGGTTAACCAGCGAATCTGCTTTTCAAACTCGTTAGCGTTCTTTAAGGTAACAGCGTCGTCTACGATAATCATATCTGCACGCTTACCGTAGATCTGACCACCGATACCAATAGCTTCGATGTTTGGATCTTTTTCGCTAGACTCACGAAGCTCGGAACCAAAGGTGACGCGGGTTGCCTGCCAGGAAGCTGACTTAGAGTTAAACCCTACGCCAGCAGCGTAAGCCTGTTGGAGTGATTCATACATCGGATGAGTCAGGCGTTGCTTGATGGCGTAGAGAAAGTCGGCAGCTAACTGCTGGGTCTGGGAAACAATCAAAACTCTAAAGTTGGGGTTACGTACTACCTGCCA